AAGGCTGTTGGAGATGATAGTAGACCGTGTGCCAGTTGCCCGCGTGACGGATTAGTAGCGTGTATCCCCCACTTGCGCCAGCTCCTTTGTGGGCAATCGTCCCGTCCGCAGCAGCGCGGAGCGTCGTGCCGACAGGCATAGCCACATCGATACCGTGATGGAACTTCGTCCGTCCGGTTATCGGATGGCGACGCGGGCCATAGGGACTACGAGCATTGATCGTGTAACCCTCGGGCCAAGGCTGGAGGAGTTCGATCATTCACTGACCACCCAGTCACCGGCAGTCTCATCCCACTCATAGTCGCCTTCAGGCTTTGGAACGGGTGCCTCCCAGCAGGCACACTCGACATTGAGAACCCAAGACTCGTAGGGTTTCGGTGGCATAAAGATATCTTCGGCCTCTAGGTAGGTGTAGCCGATACCAGCGAAGTTTCCCCGGAATGGCGTGCCACCCAGCAAGTGCTTATTCTTCCGAGTGTTGAACGAAGTCTGCTTGTAGGTGTCGCCGGTGCGGGCAGTTAGTTCTGCCTCTTTCCCGTCGTCCTCCTGTCGTCCAACGGTCACGAAGGTCACGATGTTGTTCTCGTCTAGTTTGGCGAAGTGGCTCATCCGATAGTCACCGTCTCTGAAGTGGTTGATGTAGCGGTCACGGTGTAGACATCCTCGTCGCCAACGCGCTGGGATGTCTGCGTCACACCGGCAGAGAAAGAAACACTTGCACCCGTAGGCACTGTAAAAATCACCACGCCTGAACCGCCGTTTCCACCGTCACGGTTCCCGCCAGATACAGCATTTGAACCACCGCCGCCTCCGCCAGTATTTACGACCCCTGGGTCGCCGTCACTTGTTCCAGAATTAGATGCTCCGCCTCCGCCTTCACCGCCAGGGAAGGTTCCACCTCCACCCGCCGGTCCCCCGGCACCTCCGCCAGCCCGAAAGACAGGTGCGCCAGTGATGGAAGAAGCAAGACCGTCGCCTCCTTGCCGGAAAGCGTCTGTGTCACCTGCTTCAGCCGCGCCTCCACCGCCGGAGCCTGAGCTATTTCCAGCGTTTCGCCCACCGCCAAAGCCTTGATTCGCAGTCCCCGAACCTGCTAGTCCTGAAGCGTCGTTGTATGCTCCACCACCTGAACCGCCGTCCTGCCCATCCTGCGCTCCCCCACCCTGGGAGGCTCCCCCGCCTCCGCCGTCAGAAACAATCGTTCCAAACGTGGAATCAGAACCGTTAGCACCCGGGGCACTTTTTGTTGTTGCGCCTGCTCCACCTGCGCCAACAATCACGGAATACACTTGCCCAGCCGTCGCCAAGTCTTGCGTGATTGGTGTCTCGGCAGAAGCACCACCACCCGACGACTCCCCGGTCACTGAACAGCGGTATCCTCCTGCTCCTCCGCCTCCCGTTCCGACAGTCCCGCCCGATGTGTCCACGCCACCACCGCCTCCACCACCCGCGATGACAAGCGATTTAATCGTGGCAAAGCGTGGACCAAAACCCGCGCTCATATTGGCGTAACGGGTTTGGTCCGTCAGCGTAGAAGTAGAAAGACTGCGGATAGACATACGACTATCCCCTAAACGTCGATCTCAGCGCCGTAGATTTGGAAGGTCAAAGCGTCCGCATCCCCAGCCTGACAGGTCACCACATCGGTTGCCTCCAACGTAATACCCAAAGTGAGAGTAGTTGAATCGTTCGCCGCAATCGGAACCTGTTTGGCAGCGTAGTGGAGGTTTGCCAAAGTGTCGCCGTCATCCCTGAAGGCAATGTCGAAAGTAGTTGCCGAACCCGTGATGTTGGCCACAATGATGGTGCTAATAATCGTTTCCGTCGAAGCGCCAACAGTGTAGATATCTGTCGGGCTGGTTGTCGTCAAGTGAGCCTGACCCAAAATCTTATAACTAGTTGCCATTTTCTCCCTAGCCTCCCATTAACAAAAGTGAGTTCTCAAAACCACCAGCAGCGCCACCAATAGCCTCAAACACGCTACCCGTAAACACCTCAAGCGCATTCGTATCCTGAAGGTAAGTAACCATTCCCTCAGTCGGTGACGAAATCGCCGCAGTACGCGCAGCCGAATCCGCAAACACCATCACCGTCTGATCAGAAATAGTATTCATTTCCGAGGCTTCAAGAACCTCACCGGCAACGAAAACTAACCGTGGCACGCGCTACTCCCTAGAATCCAAGTCGTCCAGTGTCTAGTTTACCGAACACCGTGTCATTCAAAACCAACGGCGCGAACTCCAACGGGTCAAACTGGAAACGAACGTCATGCCGTGACGGGTCCAACGAATGCTCAACACGGAAAATCTGACCAAACCGGTCAATCGGAGAACCCGTCTGGTTCGGTGTCAAAATAACCCGACACACATCACCAATCTCAAGACCCAACACATCCTCACGGTCATCCGCACTCAACGTGTCAAGATTCACCGTAATCGACTGGAACCGCAACTCAGGATCGGCATAACGGGCCACAACATAATTCGCAATATCGTCAATCTGTTCGAGAACCGCCAACGTGTCCTCCTCATAAGTGACAATCCCAAAAGTCTGTTGCGACAAAGCATCATCGGCGGTAGCCGTACCCTCGGGACTCGTAATAATCGCCCGATTGTAAATATATTCCGAATCGAATTGAATACCGGCACCCACAAACGGGATACCCGTACCATCATCCGCGAAAATCACTAACCCGTCCGAACGTGGGGCCGCGTCGCCACGCTGCCGGAACTGAAGGTCACCATCCTTCGCAATAAACAACTGACCCTGCTCAGAAGCATTCACCAGTTGCAAATACTCCAACGCATTCTCACCCTCGAAATTATCCGCAACAACAGTGTTATCACCCGTGTCAATATCGCGTTGATCGGCAGGCCAATCCACCGTGAACGAATCCAACACTGCCTCAATACGGGCACCCGTAGACTGTTCCGGCACTGAACCAGTCGTAGGAAGATTCTGCCTAGCCAAACGGACAAAATCATCCGAAGCATTCGTTGTCACAACAGACCTGCCCGAGGTCTGATAGTTATAGTTCCAATCGTTAATCGTCCCAACGAATTGGCGTTCACCGTCAATCGTTAGACGGATAGGTGCCCGCGGCACAATATCTAAGGCCGTAGATTCCAGCGGGTCAAAGAACCGATCCTCATTATTAAACTCAACGTCTAGAGTGCCAGCCTGGAACTTATCCAAGTCACGGTTCTTACCACGGCTGCTCGACATGCGAACCATCCGGCTCGACACGTCCACAAACGCCTCGCCACCTAACGTATATTCGGTGTTATCCAAAACACCCGCCACCGGGTCATCCAACACGAAACCCCGTGTCACGCCAATCTCGACAGTGACCGCCATTAGGCACTCGCAAACACTGGACCGCTAGCACGCTCATACCGTTTGATAGCAGTGACGACTTCCTCACCAATACGCACCGGATCACCCACACCCGCCTGCACATTAATGTTGTAAGTCGGTCCGCCCATACGATCCAACCTGTCCAACGGGATAACAGCCTCCGGGCCAGCCTCACCAATCAACGACATTGTGGGCCGGTCTACAATTCCACCCTCCGCCAGGGCAACCCGTGGCAGGCTAATCTTCGGAACCGTACCGATATTGATTCCAAACGATTTACCACCGAGACCCGGAACCCAATTCGGAATATCCACGTCAATCTTGTTCAGCGCTCGAATAATGGCATTGACACCGCCAATAATGCCGTTCACAAACGCCTCGAAGCCAGTGATGTACGAGTTAATGATTTGCCCAAAGAACTCCCGTAGCCCCTCAAACAAAATACGGAAACCCTCACCGAAAGATTCCAACCGGGCAGCCAACATGTCAATGCCCTCAGTGAACAGCCCAATCGCCACAATCAAGATGTCGCCAAACAGTTCTGACACGAATTGCAGAATCGGAATCAGGATGTCAAGAAACTCAATCAGTATCGGCAGAACCGCCTCAATCAGCGGGAAAAACGCCTCCAACAGTTCCAACACAATCGGAATCATCGGCACCAGAAGTTCCGAAAGCAACACTTGGAATAC